GAACCATATAGTAGCAACACTTGTCAAGCATTGTTTGATAGTGTAATCGTTAGATAATAAATAACCAACGGTTGCTATGAATAGCCATGTTAATATAAATGTTGTGATACCTGCTAGCATTAGTTTAGTGTGTTTCATGATGCAGTAGTATTACGTGATATACCTACACTCTGTAGATATTGTTTAACCTTAATCCAAAACTGTGAGTGTTGGTAAGCAGGTTGTGGATGATCAATTGCAAAGGATCTGTAGTCATTATAGACCTTGACTTCTGAACTGTTGTGATAGTGTACACATACTACACCTGTATCTAATAAGATGTGATGTTTGTACTTTTTAATGATTGGATCTGACATAATTGTAAATTAATGGGTTAATTAGTGAGTGAATTGTAAGGTGTATTTATAGGGTGATGTGAAATAATGTCTATATAATTAATAGTACATTACGTTGTTGGTGTGTAAATGGGTGGATTATACAGTGTATTGACCTGCCTAACGTAAACACAACAAGAACAATGTTGTAAGGTGGAGATTACAGTAGGTTGTTGGAGTTTATACAGTAGGTTGTTGTATAATAAGTACAGGACCAATTAAAGGGAACCCGAAGGCTCCCCATAATCTACTCAGACACTATCTTACCACCAACTTTGAATCGGTCGTGGTTATCCACATCTCTTAAGAACAGTGATCTACCCATTACATAGGTGTCATCTTTATCAAAGTAACCAGAAGTGGCTACTAAGAAATAATCTTGTCCGTTCTTGTCTTGACGAATGTCTGTTACGTTGGCAATAGTTAATACATTTTCCATAATATAGTGAGATTTTAAAGGCTCGGGGTAGTTCCTCCGCCATATTTAGGAGGGGGAGTTTACATTAGGTGGTATATGCATTCACAATTTTAGATAGTAAAAATTTTTTTAGAATTTTGTAGCCCCACTAGGGATCGAACCTAGAACTAAACTTTAGAAGAGTTTTGTTATATCCATTTAACTATGGGGCTTACTTTGTATAAATATAATAAACATAAATATTATAAAGCACATAAATACTATATAATGATAATAGAAAAGAGGTTAATGCGCTAAGATATAGTATGTTGAGGTGATTTAAAGGTGACTGACATGTACCTTAAAGGTGACTGAGGTGTACCTAACTTATGAACAAACCAGAATATAACAAACACAAATGACATCTGCAAGAAAAATTTTTAGTATTTTTGAATCATGGAGGATTGGTCACTACTTAACGTAAGTGCATCAGCAGGACACATTAAAGTAGTATTCGAACAGAAGCAAGCTAAAGTTCATGTAGATATAGAAATCATTTATTCATGTACTGGCGAACTTAAAGGTTTAGTGATCATAGAAGAGTAAATGAAGAATTATAAAATAAAGTACATGACAGGTATAAAGCACGAGGGAGGTATAACCGTCCCTATCTACAAATATAAAAGTATTCCCTGCAGAAGTACACGAAGATATCATGGTAGTATGTACGCACTAGCTGGTCTAGCTGCTTGCCCTAGAGATCTCCTCGACTACTTATGCGAAAGAATGGATTCAAACAACATTGTATTTTCTAATGCAAAAGTAAGAGACAACTTTAAAGAAATCATCTACAATGTTAGTGGGTTTGTAACCATCTACCAAGATGCTACTATAAAAAGAGCGTTCTATGCTCTGGTAAATAAAAATTTACTTCTCAAAGGAGATAAACGTGGTACATACATAGTTAATCCTTTATACTATTCAAAAAACGAAAATAAAGAAAGAATACAATTAATAGAAAACCTAGTTCGTGAGGACTTACTAAAATTTAAACCATGAGAAAAAAAGGAGTAGATCAAACACCCTATCAAACAAATAAGAAGATTAGAAAGGCTATAGATAAGGTGTTAGAGAAAAACGCTACTAACTGGGCTAATTTAGGAACAGGAACTAATCTAGATTTAAAAACTAAAAAAGCTACAGAGGAAGCCTGGATTGAAATGAGTAAAATTATTTATGAATTAGACAGTGAGTATTGGGTGTCTATTATGAAAAACACACCGGGTAGTTTAGTAGAAAAAGTATTAAAGATAGAAAACGGACAAGAGTAACAAAAGATCTCTATAATACACGTGTCTATCTTTTAGTCTTTTATTTTATATCATTTATTGATATATTTGTAGTAAATGGCTTGAAAGTCATTTGGATAATTTAAGTCAAAAAAAGAAACCAATGAAAATAATTAAACCAGGAGTCGAATATCAAGTTACTGATTTTGCAGATAACGAAAGATTCCAAACTATAAAATTTACAGAGAAACTGGCAGGCTCTTTTCAAGCAGGTACTACAAACGAAGAAGTAATAAATATTCTTATTGATCGTTTCTATACACTACAAAAAAAGAACTTCAGCGCAGAAAACCAATGTATAATTCTTTTATTAAAGAATGTCAGACAATTGATGGCAAAAAGGCTATCAAGAAAAATAGAAAAAGTAATAAAGTACAATGAAAATACAGATACCAACCAATAGGCAAAATATCCGCAAAGATTACTTATCAGTTATTAACGGATTATTAAAACTTACTCCGACGGAGTTAAAAGTTGTTTACGTACTATCTACTATAGATATAGATAACCCATGTACAAAAGACAACAGAATAAAAGCAGCATCTGAGTTAGGATGGAGTAGAGCTGTTTTGAACAACACAATCAAATCTTTAAAAGATAAAAAAGTATTATTGTATGATAAAGAAACTAGAAAGTATTCTTTTCATCCACTGGTATTTAGAGTTCCTAAAGAAGACACAACTCTTGTAAGCTATCTTTTAAGTTTTGAATTTCAAATACATGCAGAATAATGAGTATTTTATTACAGTATCAATTGACACTCTTGAAGCGGTTTTTAAATTTATCGACATTCAAGAGGTAGAGCTTACTAAGTTAGGAATTGACTTTGATTATGATATATATGCAGTTTGCGAGTCGGAAGACTCTTGGTCTATAAAATATTATATTAAATACAAGGAAGGTAATGGGGAAAAATAGCAAAAAAAGAAAAGAAGATTTTTCTTGGGTTAACGATGTACAGCTTGAACAAGAAATCGAGTACGCACTGTCAAGAAAGAAGAAAAAACAGTTTTCACATAAATTCCATAAGAATAATAATTCTAGATAATGGCTCAGAATAAAGTAAAAGAAAAAATTATACAAGAAATCAAAGATGAGATGGGCGGTACAACAAAAGAACTAAAGTCTATAATAGAATCACAGTTCGAGTACTTAGCTTACAAGATGGGCAAAGGAGAGTTTGAAGGCATTAGGCTTCCATACTTTGGTTTGTTTCATTGCAATCCTAATAGAGTAAAAAATTTAAATCATGAAACTTTTCAAAGAAGAAAATTTCCAAGTAGTAATAGAGACTGAGGCTAAACTAATACCTGAGTTCAAAAAAATAATAGTAGATGACAAAGACAGAAAAAAAAGAACTGCCCATAAGTATTTATCCTTCATATACTTCATGTGCGACTACAGATCACCCTATTCAATATATCCTGAAACCGAAAGAAAGCGAAGATTGCTTGATGACCTCAACTTCACAAAAGATGAGTCTATCACAACTGCTGTTAGCAAAGGGATGGACAAGTACAATAACTTACAGCGAACACCTACAATCTCAGCCTTAAAAGCAATTCGAGAAGGGCTCTTAACTTCATCAAGGGTTATAAGCGCTCTCAATGAGCAGATCGAAATAGCATTAGATACTGTAGATGGTGAAGAGGGAAAAGATGTAGGATCTATTATGAGAGATGTAAAAAGACTGTTAGAAGTTTCAGAACAATTACCAAAAGCAATTGACACTATAAACTCTCTAGAAGAAAAAGTTAAAAAAGAACAAGCTAATGAATCTAAGATCCGAGGAGGAGGAACTAAAGGTTTATTCGAAGATTAAAATAAAACAATGAAAGAAGATATTCAATTAACCGCAAATTCAAATCAATTATGTAAGTGTGAACAAAGTAACCTTAACATCACTGAGATAAACGAAGGCAATGTACTGTTAGAAAAATTTTGTCCCGCCTGTGGCGCGACGACCATTATCTACAAAGAGATGCCCGTAAAAGAAGAAAAAGAGCATACACCTTATGGAGCTGCTCACTTTATGTATCCAGATAATGATGGAAAGAACTTTAGCGGCACTGTAGAAAACGAATCTGATTTAAAAGGTTTAAAAGAATATTGTCATTACCAGTATGAACACGGAGAAAGCTTTTATTTATTAGTGTCTACAGTCAAAGACGGAAAACACGAAATAGACAGAAAAGATTACACACAGAAAAAAAGAGATACAACAAAAAAGTAAGATGTTTGTAAACACTAACGAATTTAGAAGAGAGGGCTTAAAGTTTTTAAAATATGGATTGTATTGCGGAGATCCAATAGGTAGTGCTCCATACTACGAGTATTGGTACGAACAATTAAGAAGATGTAAAGAAGGATATACTGTTGGTGACGTAAGAATAACAGGTCACCATTATTTTTACATGAACTTCTGCCAAATAAAATTAACAGAAGCAGTGCAGGGAAAAAAAGCCGGTGGTTTTAAAACTGTTTCTTTTCCTGGGTTTTGGGATGGCGATTATGAATACTTTCACGCTATGGAAAGAGCCGCTGCCGAAGGCAAGCACTTAATAGTGGCTAAAGCTAGGCGTAAAGGGTTTTCTTACAAGAATGCTGCCATAGCTGCAAACATATACAACACTACAAAGAATTCATACACACTTTTATGTGCTCATGATAAAAAGTATTTGTATCCAAAAGGTATTATGACCATGGTTACAGATTACATGAATTTTCTTAACGAACACACTGGATGGCAAAAGCGCCGTCAAGGAGTTGATAAAATAAACCACAAACGCGCAAGCTATTTAGAGTATATTAATAAACAAGGCGTTGAGAAAGGTTATAAGTCTGAGGTTGAGGCTATTACGTTTAAAGATAATCCAGATGCTGCAAGGGGTAAGGATGCTAGTTTAGTTATTTTTGAAGAGTGTGGAGCATTTGATAATTTAAAAGCTTCTTATTTAGCAACACGTCCCTGTGTGGAAGATGGTGGTGTAGTTACTGGACAAATTGTATTGTTTGGAACAGGAGGTGACATGGATGGTGGTACGATAGATTTTGAATCTATGTTTTACAATCCAGAAGCTTATGATCTATATCCTTTTGATAATATTTGGGATGAAGGTGCTCAAGGAAGTAATTGTGGGTTTTTCTTTCCTTCCTATCAAAACAAAATAGGATTTATGGACAAAGAAGGTAATTCATTGTCAAATCAAGCAAAACAAGAAGAAGAAGCAAAACGAGATCAGTTAAAAAAAGAAGCTAAAGATGCTTCAACACTAGATAGATATATTACTGAATATCCTTGGATGCCTAAAGAAGCCTTTTTACAACAAAGAGGTAACATGTTTCCAGGAGCCACTCTTGTTGATTGGAGGAATCAACTAATGAGAACAGGGTTACATAAACAAATGGCGGTAGCCGGAGTTTTAGTTGAAGCGCCAGAAGGAATAGAGTTTAGACCTGACCCGCGCGTGCGACCTATAGAAAAGTTTCCTCTTAATAAAACAGATGACTCAACAGGAGCAGTAGTTGTGTATCAGTCACCAGCTTATAACCAAGAAGCAATACCCGACGATTTATATTTTATAGTTCATGATCCATATGGGTCAGATGGTTACGGTGCCTCTTTAGGTTCTGCATATGTTATGAAAAGAATTAACAATATGTCAAAGCCTGATGATATGATAGTAGCATCTTACGTAGGTAGACCAGAGTCACAAGACGAATATAACTATAACCTGTTTTTGCTTGCACAATATTACAATGCACGCATAGGTTTTGAAAATGACCGAGGTGAAGTTATACCATATGCTAAACGTAAAAAGCTTTTACACTATTTGCTACCAGAGGCAGAACTATTTGATAAAACTTCTGGAATAAGAATAAAAAAACTAAATAGAACCTATGGAACTTCCATGGGATCAAAGCAAAGAAAGAATCAAGCAGAAATATATTTGCGAGATTGGCTTAAAACACCAAGAGGTCAACAAGAAAATGGAGAAAGAAAATTAAATCTGCATTATATCTATGATATTGCTTTAATAGATGAGTTAATTAAATATAACAATAAAGGAAACTTTGATAGGGTTTCAGCACTTTTAGTTGGTATGTTTCATATGAAAGATCTCTATAATAAAGAGTTCGAAGCAGAAATAGAGCAAAGTGAAGATTCTTTTTTTAATAGGAAGTTTTTTTCGTAGTTTTGTAAAGATATGAGTAGAATCCCAAAACAAAAAATTCCTCGTAGTCGAAAGACTAAAGAATGGGGGAAAAACACAATTGAAGCTTTTATAGACAGGAGCTCTTTTTCCAGTCAACACAAAGCTCAATTGCATAACTACTACGACGCATATAATGGAAACTTAGTTGAAGCAGATTACAACTACGTAACAAATCCTTATAACTCTGAAAAACATAAAGTAAAAGGCTTTCCCGCTAAATTAAGAAGTTACAACATTATTAAACCTGTTGTAGATTTATTATTAGGGGAAAAATCTAAAAGACCTTTTGCTCATCAAGTTGTTATCCGTAATTCTGACATGAAGGATAACCAACAAAAACTATTACAACAAGAACTTAAAAAATACCTAGAGCAAAAGTTTATCAATGAGCTTAATCAAATGGGTATGGAAACAGGTGAGCCTTCTCAAGAGCAAATGCCATTAGAAGAGTTGAAAGAAGAAATTCTTACAAACTACAAAGATGCAAGAGCTATTATGGGTCAAGAGGCTTTAGATTATATGATAGATAAACTAGAACTACCGGATCATTTACAAATGGGGTTCTTTGACTGGTTAGTCTCTGGTGAAGTCTATTCATATAAAGATATCTGTATGAATGAGGTAGAATATGAAATAGTATCACCATTAGATTTAGATTACGAAAAATCACCTGACATTCAATTTATTGAAGACGGAGATTGGGCAATCAGAAGAAAGATGATGAGTGTTAATGCTATTGTTGATTCTTTTTATGATGTTTTAAAACCAGACGAAATAGATAGATTAGAAAGCCCTAGTGGTAAAACGATGAACGGTATATTATCTCCGTTTAATCGCGATTCTAGATCTATGGACACTGAAAGATTTGCTGAGGTACTACATGTAACATGGAAATCATTTGCTAGAATAGGAATTCTAACTTACTACGATGAAGTAGGTCAAGAACAACAAATGATAGTAGATGAAAAATATAAATTAGATTCTGATAAAGAAGAGTCTATAGAATATTACTGGGTTAATCAAGTTTGGGAAGGGTATAGAATTGACGGAGATATCTTCGTTAACATTCGTCCTCATCAAGTACAAAGAAACGAAATGTCAAACTTATCCGTTTGTAAGCTCCCTTATAACGGTCGCATCTACTCAAATCGACATTCAGATCAAATATCCGTCGTTTCGATGGGGGTACCCTACCAAATTTTATATAACATCTTTCACTATAGATTAGAACTTTCTATTGCTAAGAATAAAGATAAGATCATGTTAATGGAAATGAATACAATTCCAAAAAGACATGGTTGGGACGAAGAAAAGTTTATGTACTACGCAGATGCGATGGGATATGCTTTTATAGATTCTACAGCAGAAGGTAAACGTGGTGAAGCTGTTACGTTTAATCAATTCCAAGTATTGGACATGAGTTTAGGGCAATATATAGCCGCTCAGTTCCAATTACTACAATCTGTTAAACAAGAATGGGAAGAACTTATTGGTATCTCAAGACAGAGAAAAGGACAGGTGCAAGCATCTGATGGTATTGGAGCCACAGAGAGAGCTGTCTTTCAAAGCTCTGTAATGACAGAAGAATTGTTTAGACGTTTCGATAAATATGTAGAAAGAGAATTTAATGGTCTACTTGATACATCTAAAGTTGCCTGGAAGGATGGTAAGAAAACACAATACATTACCGGTGATTATAGAGAGGCTATTTTAGATATAGATGCTGAACTTTTCCAAGAAGCAGAGTATGGCGTGTTTGTTAAAAACAATTCTATTGAAAATGATAAAATACAACAGTTAAAACAACTTACATTATCATTTGCTCAAAATGGATCACAACCAGGGACTATTGCTGAGATACTAGACTCTAGTAATTTTGCACAAATAAAAGAAAAGCTTAATGAAGTAGATGCTGCTGAAAAGAAAATACAAGCAGCTCAACAACAGCAAGCACAGCAGATGCAACAACAACAATTAGAAGCACAAGCGGCAGCTTCTCAAGCAGCTCAAGAATTTGAAGCTAATCAAAACCAACTTGATAGAGATAACAAGATACAGGTTAAAGAACTTGAAATAGCAGCCAAAACTGTTGACCAAGATATGAACAATAACGGCATTAATGATGCTGTTGATCTTGAGCGAGTTAGAATCGAAAGAGAAAAACTATCGCAAAAAGAAAGAGAAATGCAATCAAAAGAACGCATGGAAAATAAAAAATTAGACCTTCAGAAGAAGGCATTAAGTAAGAAACAAACATAAAAAGGCTCTATATAAACACAAACAAAAGTTTGCATATTATATATTGAAATTTAGTATAATTTAATTAATTTTGACATGAGTAAAGAAGACAACCTAGATTTATCAAAGATAAGCGTAAGCGAACTCTTAGATGACAAGCAAATCCCAAGTACAGAAACTACAGAAGAAACACCAGAAGCCGTAGAAACTGAAACTCCAACAGCAGAAGAAACATCTGAAGAGACTACAGAAGAAACATCTGAAGAAACTCAAGAGGATGATACAGAAGCAGAAGCTCCTAATAATGATTTGCAAGAAACTGCAGATACATTAGAACAAGAGGGAGAAGGAGAAGAATCAGAAGCTAGTATTATATCCACTCTTAAAGAAAGATTAGGATATGAAATAGAAGGAGATTTTGAAGATGACTACGATGGTATAGCTGGTTTAACCAAAGCTATGGCAGAAAAGATTGCTGAAGAGCAGTTTAGATCTGTGTTTCAATCGTTTCCTGACATTCAGGAGTATTTAAATTACAGAGTATCTGGAGGAGATCCAGACAAGTTCTTTAAAGTAGCAGCAAAAGAAATTGATTTCGGAAAGCTGTCTTTAAACAAAGAAGACAAAGGCATGCAACGTAAAGTTGTAGAAAGTTTTATGCAAATGCAAGGTTTTGAAGCGGAAGAAATAACTGAAGCAATACAAGACTATGAAGATGCAGGTCTTTTGTTAAAGAACTCTGAAAGAGCAGTTAAAAAATTAGCAGCTCACCAAGTAAAACAAAAAGAGTCTTTAGTACAAGAGCAACAAAAGCAGGCACGAGAGACTGCTAAACAAACTCAAGAAACTTGGGGTCAGATAGGATCTATCATAAACAAAGGTAGATTAAGAGACTTTACAATTCCTGAGAGCGACAAAAAAAGATTTTATAGTTGGATGGCAACACCAGTAGATAATAACGGTAGAAGCCAAAGACTTATAGATAGAGAAAAGTTAGATCAAGAGTCTATTCTAGCAATGGAATACCTTATGTATAAGGGATTAGACATATCTAAATTAGTAAGCGCCAAAGTAAATACAAAGCAAGCGGCAAGTTTGAAATCTAAATTGAAATCAAGCAAACCAACAGCTTCTAGAAGAATGAAGGGTAATAAAGGAGGATATAACAAGACTAGTAATGGTCGACCTAATATTCCAACTTTAGACAAGCTATTAGGCTAAACACGAATTTTTAATTTTAATCTTTAATATTTATTTAATCATGGCAGCAGACAACGCAAAAAGACTTCGTTTATACGAAGATTTCTTCAACGCAGAAGGAATGACAGATGAGAACTCGTTAGCGAGCGCTCTTCTTACTCAGCCTGATGTATTATCACCTGTGATCACTCACTTGGCAGGAAAAGAAGACAAGAGGTTTCCTCTTTCTTTTCTTACTGAAGGAACTGGTTCAGTAAAGTACATCAACGACATTGAGTACGATTATCCAGTAATGGGTAGACTAAACAAAGCAGTTAGATCTAGTTCACTAGTTTCTGGATCAGGTGCAAATTACACACGATTTAAAGTAGCCTTTGATAGCAAATGGTTTATCAAACAATACATTATTGAAAGTGAGAATGGAATCCAGGCAAGAGTAATGGATGAACCATATGAAAACGCAAGTGGACAATGGGTTTATACTTTACAATTAGTTACTGCAGATGAAAACGATTCAATCGGAGCATCTGATGTAGCTGGTAAAAACTGGGTACAATTATTCGCGCCAACAGCGATCTCTGGATCAGTTGGTAATGAGAGCAATTGGGTTGCTCCATCTAAAATGAGAAATCAAATTTCTCTTATCAGAAAGTCTTACCGTTATGAAGGTAATGCACCTGATAGAGTTGTAAACTTTGAGTTTAACGTAGACGGTAGAAAAACTGCTTTATGGTATGACTTCGAAGAGTACCAACACATGTTAAGATGGAAAGAAGAAACTGAATACGCTCTTTGGTATTCTAAATACAACAGATCTACTGAAGGTGTCATTCACATGAAAGACGACAACGGTAAACCAATTCCACTTGGTTCTGGGGTATTAGAACAAATTCCTAACGTAGATACTTACTCTACATTAACAGCTACAAAAATCAAGTCAGTAGTAAGAGATGCATTATACGGTGCTTCTGATGCTCAAGACATGAACATAGTATTGTTCACAGGTTTAGGTGGAATGGAAGAATTCGATAACGCAATGAAATCTGAACTAAGTTCTGGTACTTATATCAAGAACACAGATCCTTCTAACTTTGTTACAGGGTCAGGTTCAACATTGCAGTTAGGTGGTTTCTTTACTTCATACAGACATATTGATGGTCACACAGTAACAGTGAGACATTTACCTTTATTTGATCATGGTGCAAGAGCATTGAATAGTCCAAAACACCCAGTGACTGGATTACCAATGGAATCTTACAGAATGATTTTCTTAGACATGTCAACTTACGATGGTGAAACCAACGTACAGATGGTATCTAGAAAAGGTAGAGAATTAGTAAGATGGGCAGTTGCAGGTGCTTCAGTACCTCCAGGATTCAACAGCGGTAACTCTTTAAGAGCTAACGACGTTGATGGTGCATCAGTTCACTTTATGAAAGAATGTGGTATCGCAATTAGACGAGCTACAAACTGTCTACACTTAGAATGTGTAAAATCATAAATTTATAAGCAGTCAGGGGAGTAGAAATGCTCCCCTTTACTG